TTAGCCGCGCTCCATCCAGAAGTCGAGCTCCAGGTCCTCCTCGGCGCACTCACGATACTGAGAGAAGTCGGTGACGCCCGCCTCGCGGAGCACCTCGTCGTCGATGAAGCAGTTCCCGCTGACCTCACGGCTGGGCTTGGTCAAGATCTCGTACGCGGCGTCGGCCATGATCTGCGCCGAACGACAACGGGCAACCAGCTCGGCACCCAGGATGTTCCGGATGGCCGCGGTGTCGATCGTGGTGCGCGGCCACAAGGCATTCGACGCGATCCCATATTGACGCAGTTCGGCGGCCAGCCCGATGGCCACCAGACTCATGGAGAACTTCGAGATGGTGTAGGCGGTGGTGGTCCGCTCGAACCACTTGGGCTCCAAGGTGATCGGTGGCGACAACGTCAAGATGTGGGGATTGTCAGCCTCCTTGAGCGCTCCGATCGCCGACGTGGACAGCGAGAACGAGCCGCGCGCGTTGATGTCCTGCATCAGGTCGTAAGCCTTCATCGAAATCGATTCCGAAGGAGCAAGATTCAGCGCGCTGGCGTTGTTGACCACAATGTCGATTCCACCGAACCGCTCGACAGTCTGGGCCACCGCCGACGCGACGACCTCGTCGTCACGGACATCTCCCAGCAGGGGCAGGGCGTGACCACCCGCGGCCTCGATCTCCTCGGCGGCGGTGTAGATGGTGCCGGGGAGCTTGGGGTGCGGTTCGGCGGTCTTGGCCATGATCGCCACATTGGCACCGTCCCGCGCCGCCCGGAGCGCGATGGCCAGCCCGATACCGCGGCTGCCTCCCGACATGATGATGGTCTTACCCGCCAGCGATCCCATTAGCCACGTCCTTGTCGTCATAGGGTTGAGTGAGGCCAGCGTAGGACACCACCGGTGGCCGAAACCGGGCGAGACATACGTCACCGGGACCCAACATTTCGCGCGCGTCGAAAGAGGCCTACAGTTCTTACTCGTGAGTAAGAACTGTGCTACTCGCCCCCTCCGTGGCTAGCTGCCCGCCCCACATAAGCCATTCGCGGCTCGCTCCGGTCGCTCGATGAATCGCCTGAATCTTCTCCGTGAGCTTGTGCGGACTGCGCCCGCTTTCAATCCCTTGTAGGGCATTCTCGGTCAATCCAGTGAGCTGGGAAAACTCCCTACGGCTCATCCTGAGCGCATTTCGCAGGACAACAACCCTGGCGGCCAGAGTGTCTGCCGGAACCCAGTCGTTCCCGTGAACCTTCTCCGCTGTCGTCATGGGTAAATGATGACATCTCCGCAACCTGCATGCAAGAAGATTGCATGCTTGAGCTGCAAGTAAACACATGAATGCTCCGTTATGCTTGCAATCAAATTTCATGCATGTAATTATTTCGGCATGAGCGCAAAACTTCTGCTGATTGAGGCTCGGCTCGGTGGTCGAAGACTCCCCGATCTCGTCGGCACACGCCGGGCACAGGGCAAGTCATGGCAGGGCATCGCCAACGAAATCCACGACATGACCGGCGTTGCGGTGTCCCGAGAGTCCTTGCGTGCCTGGTGCAATCAGTCCAAGGCGGTTGCCTCGTGAGCGCATTGATGACGGCATCCCGGTTTGACGCCATCCGACACCTGACCGACGGAGGCCGCGAGTACTGGTCGGCACGCGATCTCATGCCGTTGCTCGGATACGAGAAGTGGGAGCGGTTCGCCGACGCCATCAACCGCGCCAAGAGCGCTGCACGCAACGCCGGGTACGACCCTGCGACGCAATTTCCCGGCACCGGGAAATTGGTCTCCACCGGCAATGGAGCGCGGCGAGCGGTCGAGGACTACCACCTCTCCCGGTACGCCTGCTATCTCGTCGCACTCAATGGTGATCCACGCAAGCCTGAAATCGCAGCCGCGCAGACATACTTCGTCATCAAGACCCGTGAGGCCGAGACCGCCACGGCCGCGCCCGCGCTCACGGGCACCGACCTACTCGCCGCCGCCGTGCTCGAAGCTCAGCGGATGATCGAGGCGAAGGATGCTCGGATCGCTGAGCTTTCTCCCAAGGCCGACCTGGCGGACACCTACCTCACGGCACAAGGCGGGTCCCGGCTGATCCGGGAAGCCGCCAAGCTGCTCGGCATGCGCGAGCGCGAGTTTCGCCAGTGGCTCTTGGATGAGCGGCTGATCTTCGCCAAACACGCTCCGTGTGGCGCGGTGCAATACGACCACTACGCGCAGTTCACGCACTACTTCCAAGCGCACGAGCACGTCGTCGCGCACTCATGGGGCAGCTGCGCCCACTACACCTTGCGCATTCTGCCGCGAGGGATGGAACTCATCACCGCACGCTTGGCCCGAATCCCCAGGTAATCGCAAGTCCCACAACTGAATAAGTAAAGACGCTGGCGGTCCCGTCGCCAAACAGAAACCGCCAGCGTCCCCTACCAACCAATCCTACTGAGAGGACTTGGCATGCCCCAACATATCCGCAGGCGGTCGCACGGGCGCCGCCGACCCCGGCTGAGCAGCTACGACGCGATCACCGTCGTGCTGGCTGCTATCGCGGTGCTCGCCGCGATGCTGCTGGCCTCCCCGGACTCGCACGCCGACCCGGTGACCGATGACTTCGTGACTACGAGCGGCTGGCGCGTGTGCAACGAGCTGGACGCGCAACCCAATTTCGACGGCATCCGGTACTCATACCGGGCACTGTCGGCGCGCGGCTACAGCCTCGATCAGTCGGCCCAGATCATCGTGGGCTCAGTGAAGGTGTGGTGCAAACGCCATGCGCCACTACTCAAGTCATACGCCGACACCTACGCTTCCGCGCCGCAACAGAGCCAGGGGCGTGCGGCATGACCACCACCTTTGACCCCAACCCGACGTTCGACGAACTCATGGCCGCGTTCGACAAGGCCGAACGGGAGTGCTCCCCAAGCGTCGTCAACATCGTTCTGGATCTCGAAATCGCTGACCTATTCGAGAGATTGGGCAATCGCGGCATCGCCGTCCTAGTCGCCAATCAAAAGGCGTGGCGAGAGTCAGTCAAGGGGTCCGGTACAGACCCGCGATGCGCCTGGACCGCCGACAGTACCGCCGAGGGCGCACTCGTCGAGTTCTTCACCGACCGCGACAGCCGGGACAAGGCCAGCGCCGTACTCAAGGCGGGTGCGTAATGCCAGAGCCAACAAGGGCATTGCTCGAAATGGTGGCCGAGATGGCGGACAAGCTACAAGACATCACGGCCCAGATCGAACCGGAGACGACCGCCTTTGCCCGCGCATGGAGTCCAATCGGGTTGCGCCACTATGCGCGCGAGTGGACCGCCGTTCTCGATGAGAGAGACGCACTCATTGAGCAGCTGACGCAGTGTATCGCCGCATTCTTCACCCAATCGACGCAATACGAACGGGTGGCGCGTGAACGCGCGACGCCGCTCGCGTACCTGATCTACGCCAACTTCGACGTTAAGCCGAAGGGGGTCAAGGCATGACACTGCACAAAGTCACGATTTCGGATCACTGGCACTGGATGTTGTGGGACGGGAAGTTGACGCACCTGCCCCGGCGCGCGGACGTCGACTACCAGGCGGGCGACTGCGTTGTCTTCGAGGATCGTCCATGGCGCGAATGGAAGATCACGCACGTGCTCAATGGCGCGTCTATGCCGGGCATTGTTGATGGCTACGTGATTCTCTCGCTGGAGCATCCTCACAAGACCGAACGTGAACGCCAGTATCGCCAGCGCTACGAGATCGTCGAGAGTTTGCGTCGCTCCAATTCCGCTCTGCGCGGGGTGATTACACGTCTTCGCAATCAGATCAGCATGCGAGAGTACCGCGAGGTGGTGGGCCGGTGAGCGAGACCGTACGCGACCCGCGCGAAGAGAAGCTGCCCCAGTGGGCACGAAAGCTGTTGGCCGATGAGCGCTACCGCGCCAGCCGTGCCGAACACAGGCTATCTGAACACGTTGCCAAAGTTGAGAAGTCGCGAATCTGGTACGGGGGTCACGATGATCCGATCTACATCCCCGACGACAACGGTTATCAGACCGTCTACTTCTCGCCCAGCGGCGGAGAGGGCACGTTCCATCAGATCGGCGTCACGATCCGCGACGGTGCTATCGAGATTCAGGGCGGCGACACGCTGACGATCGAACTGCAAGCGGGCAACACCTTTCGCGCTCGCCTTCGGGGTGACTCATGACCGTTATGACGATCGACGTTGACGAGAGCTACGAAACGAACATGCGCGTCCTCAAGGGCGTGCTGTACCGGCTCGTCGAGGCTGTCCGCGACACAGACCCCCATCAGGTGCATCGCGAGCTGGTCTCAATGTGGTTGCGCCACCCGGTCAAAGCCGCACAGCTGATGATGGCGCTTGCCATCGGATTCGATCCAGACACGGTGACAACCAAGATGCTCGACCAGCGCGCCGAGGAAATCGCGGGGGTGGCATCGTGATCGAGCCCGGGTCGCCCGAGTGGCTGAAAGTTATTACACCGTCCAAGGTTCCATCGATTCTGGGTATTTCACGCTGGAAATCGCAGTTCACCTTGTGGCACGAAATGGCGGGAGTCATCGAGCCCGCACCGATCACCGCAGCCCGACAGGATGACTTCGACTACGGGCACGCGTGCGAGTTGGCCGCACGCGAGTACTGGAAGTTCAAGAATCCGGGCTGGCGGATCTCACAGGGTGAGGTGCAGTGCAGCAACGATGACCTACCGTTCGCCAACCTGGCCACGATCGACTTACGCGGTTCTCGGGGCAGCCTGCGCCGTGTCGTCGAGGTCAAGACCGCGAGAGATCTCGGCGAATTCGGCGATGATGGCAGCGGCGAGCTGCCGCGCGACTACGCCGCACAGATCCTCGCGCAGATGTTGATCACCGGGTGGCACGAAACCGCCGACCTGGTGTGTTGGGCGCAGTACGGGAAGCCCCGCATCTACCACGTGGAGTGGAACCAAAAGGTAGCCGACGGCATCGCCGAAGCCTGCCTGCAGTGGGAGCGCTCAATCGCGAACGGATCTCGACCTGCGCTCGACAACACGGTCTCCACTTACGAGACCGTCAAGGCGCTCCATCCAGATATCGACGGCAGCACAACCGAACTGGATTCCGATCTGGCCATCGAGTACCTGGCGGCCGACCGCGAGGCCAAGGCCGCCGAGAAGTACGCACTCGGCCTTAAGGCGCGAGTACTCGACGCGATGGGCAACAGCCAGCACGCAGTCGTCGGTGATCACAAGATCGCCCGCCGTCAACCGAACAAGTACGGCGTCTCGCTCGTACCGAACCCCAAGACAGACCCCCAATCCATCTCAACAAAGGAGATCGCGTGACCAACGAGATTCAAACTGTCGACTCCGCGCAGGTGGTTACCGCCACCGATACTGCGCTGGCCATCGCCGCCGACCAGACCGAGTTCAACCAGGCTCAGATAGCGGCACTCAAGCAGCTCGGCGTCGAGGATGCACCACGCGGCGACCTGGACGTGTTCTTCCACACCGCCAAGCGCACCGGCCTGGACCCATTCAGCAAGCAGATCTACATGATCGGCCGTAACACCAAGGTCGGCGGCTATGGGGGCGCACCGGAACGCTGGGAGACCAAGTACACCATCCAGACCGGCATTGAGGGCTACCGCGTCGTCGGGCACCGCATCGCGCGCCGCGAGGTCATCGGGCGCCCCTTCGCTCGGCGCCTGTTCTGCGGCCGTGATGGCATCTGGCGAGATGTTCTGATCGAGAACGGCCCCCCGGTCGCCGCCAAAGCCGAAATCACCTGCGATGGCGTACTCGTAGGCGAAGCGGTCGTCAAGTTCGTCGAATACGCGCAGACCACCCGGGCGGGCGAGCTTGTCGGCCAGTGGCGCGACAAGCCAACCGTGATGATCGGCAAGTGCGCCGAGGCCGCCGCCTGGCGCGCCGCATTCCCCCAGGACTTCGCCGGGGTCTACGAGCCCGCCGAGTTCGACCGTCATCAGGTTATCGACGGCGAGGTCGAACCCGTCCGAGTCCGCGCTGAGCGCGCCGACCGAGGCGTTCAGGGCGTCGCAGCCGCGCTGGGAATCAAGACGGAGACGGTCGACGCTGAGGCGCCCTCGCCCAGCGAGCCCACCCCGGAAGCGCCCGCCGTCGAACTGATCACCTCGGCCCAGTCGCGCAAGCTGTACGCCCTACTTCGGGAGCGCGGCCTCGAAGACAAAGACGCTGCCCTGGCATGGATCTCGTCGGCACTGAGCAGGACCCGAAACCCTGTGGCCAGCACCAAGGATCTCACCAAGACCGAGGCCACCACCCTGATCGACATTCTCGAAAGCGACCGCGCAGAACACCCCACCACAACAGAAGGGAATGAATAAACATGTCCGACAACGAAACCACGGAAGACAAGGCCAAGACCGAGGTCGGCCCCGGAGAGGTCACCGACTTCATCGTCGTGTTGGCCGCGCATGACAAGGGCCGCGCACAACTCAAGGCCTCCAAGCTGCTGGCCCAGTGCGTCGAGGCGGCCCACGTGACCGGCAAGAAGGGAGGAACCATCACGGTCAAGGCGACCATCACCGCACTCGAATCCGGCGCTGTTGGAATCGAAATCGATGTCGACGGCAAGCCTGTCGAGGAATCGGTCAAGTCCATCTGGTTTGACGACGGCGAGGGCCGCCTGTCCCGTGACAGCTCATCGATGTTCTACGGCATCAAGTAATCCACCAACACCAAAGGAGTAATAACCTTGTCCGACAACACCATTGCACTACCCAAGCATGACGCCGATCTTATCGACGAGCCCGACGCTGACACCTCGCTGTACCTCGTCACCGCCAACGGCGAGAACGGGCTCCAGACCGAGGTTGTCGACGTACGGGGCAAGGTGCCCGCCGCGTTCCCGCCGCGCACACCCGAGCGCCGAACCGTCACCGACACGGCCTCATTCCTTGCCGAGGTCACGCGCCGGCCACTACTCCAAGGCCTCTCGACCGTCTGGGGGAACCGGGACAAGGGCCAGGTCAGCGTGATCTACAACGAACTCGGGACGGACGCGACGGCAGACTACACCCGTCGAAATGACGTGCTCGACTTGCAATTCGTCGCCGACCCCGATTGGGCCACCCTGTTCAATGCCGCTGACGGCAAGTTCCACTCTCAGCTGGATTTCGGCGACCTGATCGAGCAGGCCGGGCACCTGATCACCTCGCACCAGGCCGCCGATGTCATGGAGATCATCGACAGCATCCGAGCATCGAGCAAGGGATCATTCGAGTCAGGAATCAAGCGCGCCACCAGCAGCGTGAACCTGACCTACAGCGAGGAAGTATCGGCCAAGGCGGGCACCGCAACTCGGCAACTTGAGATACCGCGCGAAATCACCTTGTCGGCCCGACCATTCGAGGACTACCCGGTCATCGAGGTTCGGTGCTGGTTGCGCCTGAACATCTCGCAGGGGCAACTGGGGCTCGGCCTGTTCCCACAGCCCTATCAGCACCTCGTGCGCGATGCATGGACGCACGTAACCGGCGAGCTGTCCGAAGCCCTCGGCGTGCCCGTCTACGCCGCCAACCTCGGCAAGTAGCCCCACTAACCAAGTAGAGGAGACCTGATGTCCCGCAACCTCATCGTCGTAGACCTGGAAACAACCGGCCTCGGCCCGCAGTGCGCGCCGATCGAGGTTGCGGCCATCAACGTCGACACCGGAGAAACACTCGAATTCGTGCCGTACATCGACCTGTCCAAGGTCTCGATCGAGCCCCAGGCCTTCGCCATCAACCGCTATTTCGAACGCGGCGTGTACGAGGTGATGCTCACTCCCGACGAGACCACCAAGCACTGGATGCAATTCCGGGACATGCTGCGCAAAAACACATTCGCAGGCTGCAGCCCCGCCTTCGACGCTCGGATAGTCGCCAACGCTTGCACGCCGACCTGGCACTACCGCCTGGCCGACCTCGCCGCCTACGCGGCCCCAGCACTCGGGCGCGGCCCGTCCGAGCTGCCGGGACTGGCCGACGTGCTCAACGCCCTCAAGATCGAGAACCGTTGCCCACATTCGGCGCTCGGCGACGCCGAGGCCACCGCCAAGGCATTCGAGAAGCTGCGCGACATCTATGCAGAACAGCGGGAGTCCGCGCGATGACCGCCCCGTCCATCTCCCGTCGCTACATCGACGCCACCCCCGTGCGCGAGCATCTGGAGAAGCTGCAGGCGGTCGGCTGGACCATCAACGCCATCGCGGCCGCCAACGGTCACCCGGGAAAGCTCGTCACTACTCTGCGCCAGATCCTTCGCGGCCAACAAACCTGCGCCCCATCCACCCGCGACTACGTGATGTGGATGGACCCCGAACTGCCTCCCGAGACCGGAAAACCGTTCGTACTCAAATGGTCCGAATACGTGTACATCGGCGTACCCGACCATGCGGCTGCGCGGGAAATGGGCATCACCTATAACTCCATGTCGGAACAGTTACGGCGCTACGGTTTCCAGCCATCGGCGCTGCTGTATGAGCTGGCCCGCGAGGAACGCGAGAAGGCCAAGGCCGCCGCATGACACCACGAATCGGATCACTCTTCTCCGGCGCCGGCGGCCTGGACCTGGCCGTTGAGCATGTCACTGGTGGCCGCACGGTGTGGCATTGCGAGGCCGACCCGGACGCCTCGAAAGTGCTTGCTGCTCATTGGCCGGACGTGCCGAACCTCGGCGACATCACCGCCGTCGATTGGTCGGCTGTCGAGCCCGTAGACGTGCTGTGCGGCGGGTTTCCTTGCCAGGACGTGTCCGCGGCGGGCCGTCGCGCTGGTATCGCGACGGGCACAAGGTCGGGACTCTGGCTGGAGTATGCCGAGGCAATCAATCAACTACGACCGCAACTCGTGGTCATCGAGAACGTCAGGGGGCTACTCAGTGGCTACGCCCATCGCGCAATGGAACCCGGCCCGGATGATCTGGGAGACCGATCAGGCCGACCTCTTCTGCGAGCAGCGGGAGCCGTACTCGGAGACCTGGCCGACCTCGGGTACGACGCGCAATGGACAACTGTTGCCGCTTCCGCCATCGGAGCACCACACCGCCGCGAACGGGTCTTCATTGTTGCCTACCCCGCGGGCAAGCCGTGGAGCCTCGACCAGCGAGACGCGCGACGCACTGCTACCGACCCCGCGGGCGACCGACGGGACCAAGGGCGGCCCGAATCAGCGGGGTTCGTCGGGCGATCTGATGCTGCCCTCGGCGGTCATGAGGCTGACCGAGTAGAACTACTGCCTACACCCGCAGCCTGCCGGTATCCGAGCAATCGGTCACCAAGCCCGGGGGCAGCCGTGCGCCCGAGCCTGGACTCGATCACGGACCTGCTGCCTACCCCATCGGTCGCTGACGGCGCGGGTGGTCACCTGACCCGCTCTGGTGTGCGTGGTGACGAGTTGCTCTTGCCCGGTGTCGCCAAGGCATACGCCGAGGGGACGCTGCTGCCGACACCCTCGGCTGCGGACGGCAACGGGGGTGGCCGCTACAACTCCGATGGCCACCAATCGACACTGCCAGGCACGGTGCGTGAACTGCTGCCGACACCGACAAGCCGAGACCACAAGGGACAAGCCAATAGACCCGGCAGGCTGCGAAATGGACGCCCCCGCACATCCGGCGATGACATGCTTCCCGACGCGGTGGGATCAATCCGCGCCGGCGCGCCGCAATGGGGTAAGTACGAGCCCGCGATCCGCCGCTGGGAAGCCATCACCCGCGAGGCGCCCTCGCCGACGGAGCCCGGCGTGCGAGGGAATCCGCGCCTGGCAGCCCAGTTCTCTGAGTGGATGCAGGGCTGGCCGCTCGGATGGGTTACACGAGTAGGCATCTCACACCCTGAGCGTCCCGGGATGCTCAAGAACGGTGTGCCACGTGACCACGCTACTGCTGCGCTGAGTCGATCAGCCATGCTGCGCATCATCGGCAACGGTGTCGTACCCCAACAGGCCGTTGCGGCACTCTGCTGGCTGCTCAGCGTTTGCGAGGTGGCCGCGTGACCCATCTGGACAGCAGTTCGCGGATCACCTCAGACAGGGGACGTCCTTCTGCGTCTGCCTTCTCCTGGGCCGATGACCACAATTCATCGTTGCATCGGAAAGCGCGCAGTGGATCTCTAGGCATCGGCAGGAACCTGCACGCCAGCCCATGTGATCAGTCGGTGTCCGATGTCCTGGGCTTGCTCTTGGGTCAGGTTGGTTCCGATACCGCCGACGTTCACGGCGTTCGTTCCGTCCTCGATGTCGACGCTGACTGGCCAGCATCCGGTTGCGCCGTCGGGCAAGGGCGCGTTGCGGTCGGACTCAAAGGTGTGGTTCGCCGAGGTGAGCGGGCTGGCCGTCCATCCGATGAGCGCGGTTCCGAGTTCACGTGCGGTGTCGCGGGACAAGCGGGCGATGCGGGTTACGTCGTTCGGGACGTTACGGCCGAGCAGCTGGCAGTAACTAACGGGCCGTGTGTCGACTACCAGGTACTCGGACCGTTCGCCGTACTTGCGGAATGTGTCGGTGGTCTTGGTCATTTCAACTCCAATTGCCTCGATTGGTATATACCACGGTATATACCGCTTAGGTCGCTGTCAACACCCATTGGGTTATTGGGCCTGGAGGCGGGCGCATGACAGACAACCCGATCTGCATCTGCGGTGACCACTTCTCGCAGCACGTGGGCGACGTCAATCCCCGGTCGGTTCTGTCGGATTGCCCCGGATTCGAAGCCGACCCGAAAGCGAACGGAGACAACCAATGAGTGATCCCTTGTTCACTGCTGCCAAGCTGCTCGAATCCCACGGCTACGCGGTCGTGGAGCTGTCGAAGCCGGTTGGCGTCAACGGCACTGACAACACGGTGTGGCTGAGTGACCCGTACATCGAGCAGGAATTCAACGGCGACATAACCATTTCCGACAGGCTGGGTATCGACGCCGACGAGCTGGAGGATGTCGCCGCCGCGCTGCTCGCCGCCAGCCGCCGGCACCAGGAGGAGGCGCGGCTATGGGGTGTCGGATGAGTAACGGCACCTCAATACCTGAGCCCGCTATCCGGATACTGTCTCTCGGGGCGGGTGTCCAGTCGACGGTGTTGGCGCTCATGGCGTGCGACGGCGGCCTGCCGGGTCTGGATGCTGCGGTGTTCGCCGATACCGGCTGGGAACCGCCCGCGGTCTATGAGCAGGTGGATCGGCTCGCCGCCGAGCTTGCCCGCGTTGATATCCCGCTGCACCGGGTCTCATCCGGCAACCTGCGCGCGGACACCCTGGACCCGGCGCACCGGTTCGTGTCGGTGCCGTACTTCACCCGCAACGCCGATGGCGGCGAGGGCATGGGCCGTCGCCAGTGCACCAGCGAGTACAAGCTCAAGCCGATCAAGGTCAAGGTGCGCGAGCTGCTGGGCTACCCGCATCCGACACCGGTACCGCGTGATGTGTTCGCCGAGCAGTGGATCGGCTTCTCCACCGACGAGATCCACCGCGTACGCGACCGGCTGGACGTGAACTACTCCCGGCCGCGGTACCCGCTGCTCGATCTAGGCATGTCCCGCAAGGACTGCCAACGCTGGCTAGAGCGCGCCGGATGGGGCCACACCGCCAAGAGCGCCTGTATCGGGTGCCCGTTCCACGGCAATGCCCAGTGGCGGTACATGTACGAGCGCCGCGACATCTGCGCGACGTGCGGCCACACCCGCGACGACCACTGGCGCGGGTTCGACGAACCCAAGGCATGCGCGCATCTGTACAACCGGGACCAGCCCGAAGAGATCGCCGATCTGTGCATGTGTAAGCGGTTCCACTCCCTCTGGGACGACGCGGTCGATTTCGACCGCCGTATCCGCAAGGGCGGCGCCTCGGCCAACCCACTCAACGGCGAGGCGTTCCTACACCGCTCACGAGTTCCGTTGGACCTGGCACCAATCGACCGCGTGACACGCGCCGAGTACGCCGACATGCAGCTCGACCTATTCGAGGACGGCGACCCGGACGGCTGCTCACCCTACGGCTGCCGCAGCGGCGAGGTGGCGTGATGTCCGCACGTAATCGCATCGACCGTATCGCCACGATCCTGCGCTGCGCTGGCGTTCTACTCCCGAACGACTACACGCCGACGTGGGATTACAAGCGAGAGATCGACGAGCTCGCCGCCAAGATCGACAAGGAACTGCAGCCCCGGCCGGGCACCATCCTGGCCGACCTCATCACGCGGGCCCGCTATGCGATCGAGTCGGGCAACTCCGACTCACTGCACCGCGAATTGCTGGAGCAAGTCGAGTTCCTAGACCACGAGTTCGAAACCGAACGGGACCGAGCCAACGAGCATTTCGAGGCCCGCGTGAGCGCAGAGGCCCGCGTGCGCGAGCTGGAGTCGCGGTTGCCCGCTCGCGCGCTCTACGCACCAGGAGATGACCATGCCTGAACGTATCCAGCGCAAGCGCACAGCGGGCTGGAGGATGCCCGAGGGCGCTGTCTACGTCGGGCGGCCGAGCCGGTGGGGTAATCCGATCCGAATCACGCCGGAGCGTGGCCGGTTCTACACGATGTACCGCGTACACGGCTCACCCCTGGACCTGACCGGCGGTCCGTCCTATTGCGACATCGCCACCGCACGACACTTCGCAGCGTGGCTTTTCGAGTGCGACCTGCTCAATGGTCGGTATCCGAACTACCCGAGCCTTGATCAGATTCGACGCGAGCTGGCTGGCCATGACCTCGCGTGCTGGTGCCCACCGCGGCGTGTGAGCCCCGAATGGCTCCCTCTGTGAAATCAACTGCCATGCCGACGTACTGCTCGAAATCGCCAATTCCCAAGACGAACAAGGAAGTGTGACCCCCTGATGTGGTTCCCCGTCGATGATGCGTTCCACTCACACCCCAAGGCGCAGCGCGCCGGAGACGAGGCGTTGGGCATGTGGGCGCGCGCCGGATCGCACTGCATGGCCTATTTGACGGACGGTTTTGTGGCCGAATGGTGGGTAAAACAGCAGCCGAAAGGCGCTGCAAAAGCACGAAAACTCGTCGATGCCGAGCTATGGCGCCGAGGCGAAAATGATGGCGAGCCGGGCTGGTGGTTCCACGACTGGAAACCAGAAAACCTCAAGGTCAACATACTTGCGGCCAGGGAGCAGGCACGCCAGCGGAAGGCTAAGTCACGCAGTCGGTCACGCGTGACAGATACCGTGACTCCCGCGTCCGGTCACGCGTCTGTCCCACCAACAACACCACCCCACACCACTCCACACCAAGTAAGTAATCAGTTGGTAGGGGATCTTGCGTTGGTAGACGCGGGCGAGGACAAGACCCCCCACTGCTCGAAGCATCCCGGCGGCACCAGCGCGCCCTGCGGCGCCTGCGCTGACGCGCGGCGTGCCCGAGCCGAGATCCACCGCGCCGAACGCGAATCCGAGCAGCAGGCAGCCCTGGAGGCCAAGCTCGCAGCCATCGCGGTCTGCGAGATCTGCGATTCCGACGGCTACGACGGCACCCGCGTCTGTGATCACGTTGACCGATCCGAGGTCGCCAAAGCCGGGGCCGCCAGAGCCCGCGCAGCGCTCGAAAATCCCCGCGCCGCGACCGGATAGTCACCAACCCCCTGAAATCCCGCCAGCGTTCAACTCAGCCCCAGGAATCGATATGCGAACGGAGACACGATGACCCAGAAAACAGACCCCGAGCGGTTTACCTGCCCCGGGCTGGAAGAGGGCGGGCGCGTGGCCATCCAGCTCACCGACGGCACGCTGATCGAGGGGTACCTCTACGACGGCCCGTCGCCGTCGGCCTACACCCTCGATTCGGTGTTCGCCTTTCGCAATCCCCTCGACCTGAAACTCGATACCCCGTTCTGGCCCAACCGTCCACCCGCGCCCTGGCGGATCTGCAAGCGCGACGGCGAGTGGCGCATCGAGAAGCGGCTCACCGATGGCTACGAGGCCTGGTGCCGATTCGACAGCAGCGCCGAAGCGTTCGCCGCGTTTGCGGCCGGGGCCGCGCGATGAGGGACCGCACAATCAGCTGGGGCACGAACGATGGGCGAACCTTCTTCACCCTCCCCGATCTGAACGCCACGCTCGGCTGCTGGGTCAAGCGCTCACCCATTCCGGGCACCCCGCGCTGGGAGTGGGTCATCACGAACATGCCCGTGACCGCCGTGACTGGCATGACTACGGGGTACACCCGAACCCGGTGGGGTGCCCGTCGCGCAGTCCGGCGCGCGCTCAGTTTTTGGGCGTCGTATGGGTATCCCGTCAACCCGGACGGTGCGCGATGAAACACGGCGACACTGAGCGGATAGCCGGGCTCTGCGCCGAGGTTGGCAAGCCGCTGCAGCCCTGGCAGATTCAGTTTCTCGCCCAGATCGAGCAGCACTATTTCGATGTCCAATTCGCCAAGATGGTAAGGGGATTCAACCGTTGACCAAGTGCAAGCGGTGCGAACGCGCAACCGATCTGTTCGTGTGCAAGGCCTGCATCGCGGAGCTGCGCAAGCGCCTGGCTGATCTGCCGTGGTGGATCGACCGACTCACCGAGACCGCTGTTGGGCAGGCGAACCTGGGCGACGGCGCGCGTAAGGGAGAACGCCGCGACGTGCTGCACGGCGACGACGCGCTCGTGAGCCACGTCGAGCCGTTCCCGCGCGACAAGGACACCACCCCGACCGCGAGGGACCATCGAGACCGGCACCAGGCGGCACTGTGGCATGCCCTGGCACTCGGCCGGGTCAACGGACGCGCCAGTGACGAGCTCGACCGAATCCGCAACGCGTTGTCGACGACCATCCGCGACATGTGCGAGACGCGCGGGCTGGAGGTGCCCGAGTTCCGCACGAGTCCAAGGCCTCTGCCGATGGTCGTCGACTCGGATGCACGGCGGCCCGCAGATCGGTTCAGCCTCGATTCGGCACCGCCGGCCCGGGCGGGCTCGTGTCGGCGTTGCTTCGTCACGCTGCCCACCTCGTCGGCCGGGGCACTGTGCGACGACTGCGACGGTGCCCCGGAAATGTGCACGGTCGACGAATCTCCGGCGGATGACCTACGCGTGACCTACGCCGGAAGGCGCGGCGACGAGGCGCACTCGCTCGCCACAACGGCGCGCATGGCAAAGTGGCTGCACCGGCACGCGTCCAACATCGCGTTGCAGGAGAACGGCGCCGAGATCTGCGACGAGATCGAGCAGGTGTTCCGGTCAATTACACGCGTGGTGAACCGCCCGCCCGAACCCATGATCATCGGGCCGTGCATCACCGACCCGGCACCCGACGAAGTACTCGCCGAGCGGGGCCGCAAGGGTGACAACTCAACCCGGTGCGGGTACGCACTCATGGCGCCGAGCCACAGCGGCTCAATCGTGTGCCCGCAGTGCGACACCGCGCATTCGGTTGCCGACGTGCTGGCACGCAACCTTGGCGAGCTCGACGACCGCAATGCGACCGTGCGCGAGCTCGTCGACGTGGTACTCCCCCGCCTCGACGAACACGTACCGCAGTCGACCATCGAGCGGTGGATCCGGCGGGGCTGGGTGGCAGTGCGTGGCCGGGATGCCGAGGGGCACCAGATGGTTCGCATTGGCGACGTGCGCGCGGTGCGAGCGGAACGACCAAGGAATACGAGAGCAAACATCCGGTAGCCGACGATTCCGCCAACCCCACATAGATCACGAACCAGACGCGAGCAAATTACAACAATGTAATTCTCCCAGCGTGCGACACGCCGACACGCAATCCCGCAACATGTCGGCATCGCCTGCTTGGCTACGTTCATGAGAACACATCGGGGCGGGATAGCAGTACTACTGGGCGCCGCACTCACCGCCGTAGCCGTCATCAGCGCGCCCGCCGCGCAGGCCTCGGTCGGCCTGTACCCGGGCATGCCGATAACCAATCGCGACATCAGCAGCACATGCAGTCTGGGATTTCTAGCCACCAACAGCGCAGGCAAGAGGTTGGCGGTCACTGCGGGACACTGCTCCACCGCCATCGATCAGGTATTCGTCAGCGAGAACGGCGCCAAGATCGGCTACGTGGTGGCCCGCTGGGACGACAAAGGCGACACCTACTTTGGCTACACGCTGCTCTGGCTTTACGACACCACTCACACGCAGGACGCCTACTTCGCTGCATGGCGCAACCCCGGCGTCGGCACTGCGGTGCGGAAATACGGCATGCGCACCGATGCGACGGACGGCAAAGTAACTGCCGTCTACTACAAGTACGACGACGAGCGACCGAACACATCATCGATATACAGCAGCGTCGACGTGTTCGGCGGGGACAGTGGAGCACCTTGGTACACGTTCAATGACAGTGGCCAGCCAGTCCTGGTCGGCATCCATGTCGGCCACACGTCCAGGCAGGAAGGTACCTATCTATTGAAGCGCGCCTACGCCTTCCCGGCGGACAGTCTCACCCGCCACATCCGTGCCAATGCCGGAACCTGGGGCGCAGGATTCATCCTGAGCAGCCCCCGACGCTGACCAGTCCACCGCGCGATCGGTTCTCCCCAACGCGGTCGTCGGCGACCTCGCGCCAAGCTGGAATCAGGTTTCGCGGTACTTGTATCGCAGCGCACGCACCGCGCTGTGGGTTCGCCCCAAACGCTGGGCGGCCTCAATCACGGTCAGGTTGCGATCCAACGCGATCTCGATATCGCTGTCGGTCCAGGGCGCCTTGTAGTTGACCGCCGTGTGCCGGGTGGCCTCTTGGCGTCGCTCCCGCTCTGCTTCGGCCGCGTCCCGGCACCGCGGACATAGGCATCCGTATCGGCTCACGCCCGTGTTGGTTCCGTGCAGATGTTCAGGGACCTTGCCCTGCAGGCGCCCCAGCCACCGTGCGCGAGCCACAGTGACCGAATTGATCGAACGTCCCAACTCGGCGGCAATCTCCGTGGGTGTGCGGGACTCATCGGCCAGGACAGCGATCTCATCCTCAGTCCAGAGGCGCTGCCGTATCGGCTCCGCTCGCGACTCGCGCGCCGGGATCAAACCCGAGGCCTTTTGGCGCTGCAGGTCTCGAATGTGCTTGATCGCCCTGAAGGAACGTCCCAACCGGCGGGCCGCTTCGGCGCGCGATATTGACCGGTCCAGTGCGATCGCGATCTCCTGTGGTGTCCATGACCCATAACAGGCGATGTCGGTCTCGGCTACCTGCTCTAGCTCGGCAGCGCGACCACGTTTCTGGGCGAGCAGTTGCTCAATATCGCGTCCCCGGTACCGCTTTCGAGCCTTCTCCACCTGTAGCCGGGTGCGGCCCAACCTCGCGCCGGCCTCGGCGCACGATAGTGACCGGTCCAGCGCCACCGCCAGCTCGTCAGCGGTCCACCGCCGCTGAGCTACACCATCAGCCACACATGACAGGCTACTTCTGCGTCTCCGTGCACACCGTGAACCGGCGCACCGGGTGCGGAAAACCACCGGTCGGACAATCAGCGTTCGTCGTCGTGTTCAAGACAAGGTTCAGCGGCTTCTCACGTTTTGGCTTCGACGCGTCATCACAGGCCGCACGAACCGCTGTCACTTTCCCGATGCTCAGACAGTCGTTCGCGCTCCACGCGTAATCCAGACAAGCCGTGAACTCACCTTCATCTGGATACATATAGAACCTGTGATCCACATCTGCTGGGCACTCGGCAGGCGTCGGAACACGCTGAATCACCTTGTAACCGTTGGACGGCGAACCACAATCCACCACCTTTAGCTTCGCCGCCGTACTAGGCCCATCCAAACTCACACACGCACCCACCGGCGCAATAGAAGCACCCGGTATCCCAGGCGCCTGCTCCGGAAACTGGCCGGGGATTTGATCGAATGCTTGCTGCGGAGTGGCTTTAGGGGTCACGGCGGGCGAATCCGCCCCGTTGCATGCCGCGGTTGCAGCGGCTACAGCTAATACCGCACAAGCCAGCTTAATCGCCACTATGTCCCGACCTGCCCAGCTTCCGGTACAGGTAGACCACGTACCCCAAACCGTAGATACCGACGACTCCCTCGGCGAGCACGAGATAAAGACCCGCCTGCGAAACTGCCCCGATGATCGATCCAGCTATCAAAAGAATAGACCCCACCGCTATTAAGGCGATCACAAGTCTCGGGTTCGACCTCATTGTTCTCATCCGCCCTTCCAATACGCCTATTACCTATTCGCGCAATCGATTCCGTTTATCACAGCGCCAGTAGTGACGACTCCACCACCGAGGATTGTCAGGCCCGTTGCCACCGCAGGCACCCCGATGGCTGCACCCGCCCCAGTCAACGATATTAGTCCCCCAGCCGCGACTAACAGACCACCCACAATTCCCATACCGATGTTCATCTTTTCACCGGTCGTGCACTGATTTTGTTCATGCTGCTGTTGCTCCAGCTGTTCAATCTTTTTGTCCTGCTCGGCGATCTTCTCGTCTTTCGCCCTGTTGGCCTTTTCCAGATCCTCGATCCTCTGCTCCAGGCTCGGTTTCTCCGTAGTGTTCGGCGGGCAGGCACCGTCACACGGCGACGGCGTGGGTGTCGGGTCCAGCCAGGGATCGAACCAAGCAGGGCTACGGCCGCCGCCACCGGCCACAGTTCCGCCGACGCTCACCAACGCTGCGGCTGGGGTGTTGCCCATTTGCAGCATGGCGGCTTGGCACTTCTGCTGCTTCTGATCCAACTGCTGAGTGTCTTGGTCCTGCTTATTCTGCGGCTGCTGAGTCTGCGTCGGCGCCTGACTCGGCTGCTGCTGTTGCGGCTGTTGACCTTGCTGTGGCGACTGTTGTTGCGGTGCCTGGTAATCCGGATTCGCTTTACCGGGACCCTGCGTGTACGGCGTGGCCGTCTGATAGTCCGGGATCTGCGTGCCGTGAGCGGGCTGTTGCGCCTGCTGCGGCTGCTGCCCGGCTTGCTGCCCTGGAACCTGTTGCGCGCCAGGCGATCCCGTGTTGTAGATTGAGATTCCAGAGTTCTGATCCATCGGCGGCTGATTGTTGCCGCCCTGGTAATCGGGCATTGAGCTGGGCATTTGCGGCGGCTGGAACTGCTGGCCCCCGTCCATGCCCGGCCCGCCGGTAGGTCCGCCTGGCCCTGTTGGATCGGCGGCTACAGTCGCGACCGCCGAGAATCCGCTACCGGGAAGTGTGTGGTCATCGACAACCTTCGCTCCACCGACAGCCAAAGCGGCAATTGCCACCAGTGCCGAGGCTCGCCGCAAACCCGCTGGCATCGTCCAACGATCCTTCATGACCATGAATGCAACCGCCCCTTTCAGCCGACGCTGACCGCGCCCCTGGGCAGATCATTGCACACAGATGGTTGCCATGTCGAGAAAACCCCAGCTATTGAGTTAGCCACTTCAGCACGGGCTTGCATCTCCGCTGGTAGACACAGCATGAAGACCCTCGCGCGGTACCGCGATCTTGGAGCAACATCGACCATGGGACGCCACGTCTCGGTCGGTGGGTCGGCCCGTGTTCGCCAGATCTCCATCCTCTGGCCGAGGTTGAGACCTAAGCTGCCCGTGCAGGACGCGCCAGCACTGGCCTCGGCACCCATGGCCGCGCACACCGTGTGGCGTCGCGACACGCGAAAGCCGATATCGCAGGCCTGACCTGCATATATGGCAAAATGAGTCTCAACATGTCGGTGGGACAACTATGTCCACTGCATGGAAACCCCGGCCTAGCTGGGGTTTTCGTCGTTTCAGGGGTAGCACCGCCTCGCAGTTATCGTTGCTGGCATGCCCGATACGTTCATGCTCGGTTTCCAGCTCATCGTTACCGCTCTTCTCGCGGTGATCGTTGTGTCTGTGACGTGGCGCGCGGCGACGGGCCGGTTGGCACGCAATCAAACGATGGGTATTCGCATACCGTCCACGATGGCCAGTGAGGAAGCTTGGCAAGCCGGGCATCGCGCGGCTCTGCCGGTGACATGGCTGCTTGTCCCCGTTGCTGCGGCGGCCGACCTGGCAGCGATCAATGGTGTGGCCGCCATGCTCACCATGTTGCTTTGGGCTATCGCGATCGTGGTGGTGGTCATCATCGCTGCGGTGGTGGCTGGCCGCGCCGCTCGGAGAGTTTCCGACTAGCCCGGCAAGGGGGAACGCGGTGCCGGAACGGCGTGCAGCTGGCCTTTAGCCACCACCGCCGCCGTCGCACCCGCCACCGCCATCGCTGAATCCGCCGCTGTCGCAGTAGCCGCCACCGCTGCCACTGTCTCCGCCGAATCCGCCGAAGAAGCCAAAGGTTCCCGTGTCGGCCCCGGCTCCCGGGCTATACCCAGGCGCACCGTCCGAAACGCGACGACCGCCATGATTTGGCCCCCGAGGGCTCGCTTTGCGGACTAACTGCCAGCAGAGGTACCCGAGTAACACCGCAATCGGCGTAAGTGCGATCAGCCCAATGCTCACTGCAACCCCTCCTTGCGTCTGACCGCCACTTTGCTGGCGCCTTTCTCATTATGGACTGGCCAGTTGTTTTGCGCCAGGTTGCAAGTCACTAGAGCGGCCCGCCGTCACTCCCGGCAGCCCCAAAGGAGGGCACACGCGCTATGAACCAATCCCTAGTCGACCTGCTCACTCGCACGTTCGCTTCGGGAGCCCTTCAACATCCCGGCGACGCAAACAGTCCCGCACGAGTGATTCCGATTCCCGGCTTCCGGGCGACCGGTATGCCTGATGATCAGGCGAAGGAAATGATCGGCCAGGCCGCCAAGCTCTGGGCCGAGGCCCTTGGGTCGGTCATCGATGGCGAATTCGACGTACTGACGAAAGCCGATGCGGCACAGCTGCGCCAGGATGCCGCAGAAGCGCCGGATGGCACCCGAATCGTCACGCTGTACGACCGCACCGACCACCAGCGCGCCACGCCCTTGTTGGTGCTGACGGTCGGCAAGACCGACGACGTGACGATCGATGCCCGCCAACTACGAAAGTTCCTAGCCCAATGAGCAATATCAAGATCACCGTCGACGGCAAGGTCCTCATGGACACCGACCCGGGTAAGTGGCGTTCCACGCCGCCGGATATCCCCGACCTTAAGCGCCAATCCGGCGGGCAGGGTTGGGGTCTGGCCGCGATGGTCACTCTCGCGCAGGCGGGCACGCTGGCCGAGCTGGGCCAGCCCATTGGGGATACCACGATGACCATCACTACCCGCGCCAACGGCTGGACGCTGGATGTGGAGCAGGACGGCAGCGAGCCATCTGTCGCACCCGTCAAGGTCGCGCCAGCGCCTACTGCACCGCCAGCGCACGCCGAGGCCGATACAAGCGCTGGCCGCCAAGGGTTTTCGTCGGATGCGCTGATCATGGATGAGCCCTATGTCGCCGAGGCCCGGCCGTAAGGCCAGCACCACCGATCGCGGTCTGGGCTGGAAACACCAACAGCAAGCCGAGAGCCTGCTACGCCGTCACGTCGACGGCACACTGTGCTGGTGGTGTGGCCTACCGATGTTCAAAGCGCCCTTGCTGGAACGCAACTGGGACCGCAAGCAACTGGCCGCAGACCATAGCCAGGCTCGGGCATTCGGCGGACAACGCGCCGATCGCCTACTACACGGCATCTGCAACAGTCAGCGCCAAGTCGGCAGGCACGACGCGCACAGACCCGTGGTGCTCGACGTTCATCCATCCGAGTGGTCCGGTGCCCTTGCGTCACTGGGCATCACCACCGCGCCCGTCCTCACTACCGACAATCTGGCGATGGACTGGTGACGCTCTACCTGGTGACCGGCCCGCCTGCGGCCGGCAAGTCCACATGGGTACGACAGCACGCCAAGCACGGCGACATCACCATCGACTACGACGCCATCGCCTCGGTACTCACGCCCGCAGGCGGAGATCCACACGACCCGCCGCAGCACGTCCGCTCGGTCACCAAGGCCGCACGGCTGGCCGCGATCGATACGGCGCTGACGTTGGCGGGCCAGTGCGATGTATACCTGATCCACTCCATGCCCGGCGAGGGCCTGCTCGGCCGCTACCGATCCGCTGGCGCGCAGGTCATCACGATCGATCCTGGTCAGAGCGTGGTCATGGCCCGATGCAAAGCCGAGCGACCGTGGCGCATGGCGCAGGCAGCAAAGCGGTGGTACGCCGACCAGTCACACAGCAAACATCCCGACCCTGCCAGCAAACACGACGGAGGTGTGATGTCGTGGTGATCGCCAGCCGATGGGCCGAAAAGCCCCTGACCAGCACCGATACACACGCCCGAAAGTGCCATAACCGCAGGTCAAAGCCCCTCCCCCTGAAATTATCCGGGTGGGGGGCCTTCCTGACCCCCGGAGGCTCCCGTCAGGTTTTTTTTGAACGCGGTGAGCGATGACAGCAGCCACGAAACCGGCAAAGGCCACCGCTAACTCAGCAAAGACTCCAGCTAAACGGGCAACGCGTCGGCAACCGGCCTCCGAGAAGACAGTCGGCCAGCGACTCATCGAAGAGTTGTCACAACCCGACGACCCCTACCCCTTGCGGCTCATCATCGAGCAGGCCGGATACGCCGCCGACTACCTCGCCCGGCTCAACGCTCTACTGGACGGCGACCGCGAGGCCTGGCTACAGCTCAAGATCGGCGCCAAGACCGTCGAAGTGGTGGTGAACAACGTGCTGGTGCAGCAGCGCCAGCAGGCCGAGCAGATGCGCAAGCTGATCACCGAGGTCTATCGCCAGCGCGCCGCACTGCCGGATGATCCCGATGACGACGACGTGCTCGCCGGTATCTGACCTGGCACCGCGTGAGTGGCCAGAGTTCATCGGCTTGTGGCCACGCCTGAAGGGCAGTCAGACACCACGATTCGAGTCCCGACACCCCGGCGATGAATCATGGGGCGACCGGGCGGCGCGCTTGGGATCGCGAATTGGCGTGCGCTGCATGCCCTGGCAGTGGCTCACCTTACGCGCGGTGCTCTCGCTACAGGAGCCCAACGAGTGGGGCGATCGCGTCTGGACGCACCGCGACGTGTGCATTGAGTGCCCACGTCAGAACGGCAAGACCCTGATCGTGGTGCTACGCATCATCTTCGGGATGCTGGTGCTCGGGGAGAAAATCGCCTACACCGCCCAAGAATGGGAGACGGCCAAGGACGTATTCGGCCGCTGCGTCGATGTCATCGACCGCATCCCGTCTCTCAAGAAACGCCTACGCTCCGAGCCAACTTCGGCGGGCAACCGCGGGCTGATCAAGCTCGGCAACGGCGAGGCCAAGTTCGGGCCGCGCACCGCCAAGTTCGGTCGCGGTCTGACCGAAGTGGATCTGCTGATACTCGACGAGGCCTACGACCTCACCGCGCAAGCCGAAGCGAGCTTGACCGGCGCGACCCGCGCCTCGACCAAGGCGACCGGGCCGCAGATCTGGTACGTCTCAACACCTCCGGTGGCCTCGGTACATCCCAACTGCCAGATCCTCACCGGCATGCACAACCTCGGGCACAAACGGTCCCCGGATCTGTACTACGCCCTCTATGCGGTACCCGAGGGCACCGAGCTCGGCGATATCGACGCATACCGCCTGGCGCACCCTTCCCTGGGTGTCGTCGGCGACGAGCACGAGCTCGAAGCCAAACGGCGCAAGGCCCGCACCGCCGAACAGCGGGCGATCTTCACCGCCGACTACCTCGGGATCGGCGACTACCCGCCCGACGAGGACGAGGTTGGCTCGCCGATCCCGAACTGGAGCGACATGGCGAACGCCGACGCGAAGCTCACGGGAGCCCGCACCATCGCGGTGCGGCGATCCTGGAACCGTCAGGTGTGGTCAATCAGCGCCGCGCAGATGGCCGAAGACGGCAACATCCATGTCGAGGTGGCACCGCTGCGCACCGGTACGCACTCCGAGATCGCCGAGTATCTGGTCGCCAAAGTCACCGCGTGGAATCCGGTGGCGCTGGTGATCGACCGTAAGAACACCGCGCAGGTACTTGAACCGCTGCTCATCGCCGCCGGTATCGAGCCGCTGATGATCGGCACGTCCGAGATCGCGCAGTCCTGTAGCGGTTTCCTGGCAGACGCCGATGCCGTCAAGTTGTCGCACAGCGATCAAACAGTGCTCAACGACGAGGTGGCCACCGCCAGCATGCGCGAGCTGCCGGGCGGCGATTTCGTCTGGGCCGAGGAACCCAACGGCGCAGGCATGCCGCTGATCAACGTGTCCATGGCGCACTGGGCCCTTCGCAAGTACGGAACCAAGGCACCCGCCAAGACCGTCAGCCCCCGCACCGGGGCTACACGAGAGCACCAATCACACCGGCATAGCGCCGATTTCGACGCGATGAGCGCCGCATTCTGAGAAAGGGGGCGAGCATGGCCGATCAGCAGGCACCGAAGAAGACCGCCGCCCCGCGTACCGAACAGGGGTACGTGCTCAGCTCGGCCGGCGCGACCGGCTGGGGTGGACCTATCGACCAGTTCGAGCAGACCACCGACCTGATCTGGCCACTGTCGGTGTGGACCTACACGCGCATGGTCCGCGAGGACGCCCGAATCTCATCGGTGCTGCGGGCAATTGGGCTGCCGATCCGGCGCACCGCGTGGCGTATCCGGCAGAACGGCGCCAGCGATGAGGTCACCGAGTTCATCGCCCGCAATCTGGGTCTACCTATCGAGGGTGCCGCCGACGAGGACGAACCCCAGACGCGCACCCGTGGCCGGTTCTCCTGGGACAAACACCTGCAGCAGGCCCTTATGGCATTGCGGTACGGGCACTCGGTATTTGAGCAGGTCTACCGCCTCGAAGGCGAAGGCGCCAACACCCGCGCGGTGCTGCGCAAGCTCGCCCCGCGTCCCCAAGTGACCATCGCCAAGTGGAACGTCGACCGCGACGGCGGCCTGGTCTCGATCGAACAACACCCCTCCAGCGGGTTCACCATGACATCGAGCGGAGTGGCGATACCAGCTGGCGGGCCGCTGGATTCGATCATTCCCATCAACCGGCTGGTCGTGTACGCGCACGAGCCCGACCCGGGGGTGTGGATCGGCAACAGCCTGCTACGGCCCGCCTACAAGCACTGGAAGCTCAAAGACGAGCTGATGCGCATCGAGGCCGCCGCCGCACGCCGCCACGGCATCGGCGTCCCGGTCATGAAGGGCAACGCGACCGACTCCGAGGACCCGGACCGGATGGAAGAGCTGCTGGCCATCGCGTCGGCGTTCCGAGGCGGTGAAACGGCTGGCCTTGCCATCACCGAGGGCGAGGACTTCGCGATCGCCTCACCATCGGGAACCCCTATAGACCCGCGCCGTGCGATCGAATACCACGACCACCAAATGGCCCTGGTTGCGTTGGCGCACTTCCTGAACCTGGACGGCAAGGGCGGCTCGTACGCGCTGGCCAGCGTGCAAGCCGACACGTTCGTACAGTCGGTCCAGACGGTCGCCGACGACATCCGCGACACCGCACAGGCGCACATCGTCGAGGATCTGGTCGACCTCAATTTCGGCGAGGACGAACCGGCCCCGCTGCTGGTGTTCGATGAGATCGGTTCGCGCCAGGACGCTACCGCCGCGGCGCTGCAAATGCTGGTCAACGCAGGACTGTTGACACCCGACGCCCGTCTTGAGGCCTTCATCCGCTCGGCCACTGGACTACCCGGGCCCGACCCCAACGCACCCGAGGCCGAACCGGAGCCCGCCGACGAATCCGCCACCGCGCTCCGCAACAGCGGAGGGCCGGTGCGTGTGCGCACCCATACCCGAGCGCGCCCCGGCGGCGCCAGCACGGCCACGAGGAACGGAGACCCGACGCTGTGGTGACCAAGAATCGCACGGCGGGCCAACGGCCCCCGTGGTACAGCATCCGCAACGCCGCCAAGACCGATGACGGCCCGGCCGAGCTGCTGATCTACGACGAAATCGATTCGTGGTACGGCATTTCCGCCGAACAGTTCGCCCGCGACCTGAGCGCGATCGACAACGATGCCATCACGGTGCGCATCAACAGCCCCGGCGGCTCGGTGTTCGACGGCATCGCCATTCTCAACGCGCTACGTGATCACCCCGCCACGGTGACCGTCGTGGTCGACAGCCTCGCGGCCTCGATCGCCTCGGTGATCGCGATGGCGGGCGATGAGATCGTGATGAACCGCAACAGCCAGATGATGGTGCACAACGCCTGGGCGGCGTGCGTCGGAGATGCCCGCGCCATGGAAAAGAGCGCGGCACGACTGGCCCAGCACAACAGCAACATTGCGCAGATCTACGCCGACCGAGCTGGCGGCACGGTCGAGGACTGGCTCGACGTGATGGCCGAGGAAACCTGGCTGCTCGCCGACGAAGCGGTCGAGGCCGGTTTGGCCGATCGCGTCGTCGAGCTACCCGAGCCTGACTCCAAGTCGGCCGCCGCGCGTGCATCGGTGTTCGATCTGTCGGCGTTCCGCTATGCCGGACGCCAGTCCGCGCCCGCGCCACGAATTCCACTGGTGCACAACAAGACCCCTCGGCCCGAGAAGGGCGAGGTCAACAGAGGAAAGGAGCCCATTGTGGCAACCCTGAATGAGGGCCTCGCCAAGCTGCTCGGTATCGATGCCGACGCCGACGACGAGACCATTTTGTCTGCTGCCGCCGAAGCGCTCGAAGAGCGTGCCGACGACGGCCAGGAAAGTGACGAAACCCCGCCCGCTGCACCGACTTTGGAGCAGGCCACGGCGGCGCTCGCCAAGGCCGGTATGACGGTCGTCGAGCGGGCCCAGTACGAGGCCACCGTCGCGGCCGCGCAGGCGGGCGCCGAGGCGCGCGCACAGCAGTTGCGCGAGGGCGACGAGCGTGTGGTCGATCAGGCCATCGCCGACGGCAAGGTCGCCCCGGCGCGTCGCGAGCACCACTTGCAGGCGCTCGCCGCCGACCGCGAGGGCCACACCGCCGTGCTGGCCGCGCTGGCACCTGGGGTGGTCCCCCTGGCCGAGACGGGGCATTCGACGCAGCCCGCAGACGGTCCGGTGCCCAATGACCTGAGCTGGTTTGACTCCGCGCCCACCGCGCCGAGTTCGGAAGGGAAGGAATAGATCATGACCAACGAGAACGTGGGCGTCTACGAGCCCGGCCGCGATATCACCGGACGCGCCACAGCTGCCGTCACCGGTAAGCGGTTCCTCAAGATCAGCGGCAACCGCACCGCCACCGGCAACATCGCCGTGGCGCCTGCTGATGCGGCGGGCCGGGTGTGCGGCGTCTCCAAGTACGACGCGGCCAGCGGCGACATTGTTGGTGTGGCGCGGGGCAATTCGCGTGTCACCTACGTGACCGCCGACGGCGCACTCGCCGCATTCGATGAGGTCGAGGTCGGCACGGCCGGCAAGGCCAAGAAGTTCGCCAGCGGCGTCGCCGTTGGCTACGCACTGTCCGCGGCCACCGATGGCGCCGACGCCGAGATCAGCCTCTACTAGGAAAGGGCTTACCCACCATGACAACATCTCCCGTCGCGTACCCGCTGGGTGCGCCGGTCATCAATGACAACAAGATCTCGGTCGACCTGGCGTATAAGCAGCCCGGCCGGATCACCAAGCGGCTCTCGGACCTGACGCTGCAGAAGTTCATTACCCCGGAGCTGTTTTCGTCCTCGGGGGCGAGCACCACCGCCGGGGCGATCATCTACGACGTGATCCGCATCAACGAGCTGTACACCAAGAACGATGTGGAACAGCGCGGCCCGTCCGATGAGTACACGATCGTGCAGGGTGAGCGCACCCAGCCCGAGGTCGCCAAGTCCGAGGACTGGGGTGGCAAGTTCTGGATGTCCGATGAGGCGATCCGGCGCAACGACCGCGCCCAGATGGACCGCCTGACCACACAGCTAGCAAACACGCTGGTGCGCAAGATCAATCAGCGCACCGTGGCCGTGCTGGAGGCGGTAATCGCCAGTCTCGGCGGCGCGGGTGTCATCCCCGGACACGACTGGGGCAACGTCACCCTGACCGGCAACAACCCGACCCCGAACAACGCCCGGCCATTCGCCGACATCATCGCCGCACAGCTGGCCGCCGATGTCGAGGAATTGGGCTACGTCTACAACGTGTGGGTCGTCAACCCCGTGCAGTACGCGGACCTGCGCATCGCCTACGGCCCAGACTTGCCGCAGATCTTGGCCGACGCCGATATCTCGATGTTCCGGTCCAACCGCGTCGCCAACGGCACCGCCTACGCGGGTGTGCGCGGCGGTGTCGGGTTCCTGGACTACGAACAGATGCTCTCGACCGAGACCTGGCGCGAGCCCAAGACCAAGCAGAACTGGGTCCAGTCTTCGGTGCTGCCCATCATGGGCGTCACCGACCCGTACGCGGTCAAGAAGGTGACCGGATTGAAGGGCGCCCCGTAATGCCCGAGGTCACAGAACATCGGGTGACTGCGGCGACATGGGAATACCTCACGCCCGCAGGCACTCGGCGGCGCGCGTTTTTCGGCGAACTCGTCACGCTCACCGACGAAGAGGTCCAGCGCGGCCTCGCCGTCGGTGCGCTCGGCGCCCAGCTGCCGGCCGAATCGACCGATGACGACAGTGATGTGGTCGAGGCGGATGCCACCGATGACGGCGACACCGACAGCGGCGACGGTGGGGATGGCGATCCCGGCTCCACCGCAGGCGATTCCGGGAACCCGAGCCAGGCCACCGGTACCGAGGGTGATGCGCCTCGTAAGAAGCCGCTCAAGGCCGCGACCAAGGCCGTCCTGGTCGACTGGCTGATGGCCAACGGCACGTATGACCGTGACGAGCTGGAGGCACAGGAGAAGGACGACCTGTGGGCGCTGATCGAGGCCACGGACTAGTTTCGTGACCGACTTCCTTGACGTAGAGGCGTTCGCCGCCATGTTCCGGCCGCTGTCGGCAGCTGAGAAACTGGTGGCGGCGCCTCTACTGACGGTCGTCTCCGATTGGATACGCGACAAGAAACCGGCCATTGCCGACGATGATCCGGCGGCCAAGGTGGTCACATTCGAGGTCACCCGGGACGCGCTGATGTATGGCGAGTTCGGCCCGGTCTCATCGTTCACCAAGACGGTGGGTCATCGCACCAAACAGGCTGCGATCGATCGCCAAGCCGTCGAGAAGTTCATCGCACGCCGCCACTACCGCATGCTCGGCCTGGCGCTACAGGCCAAGGCGCGCGGCCACTTCCCCAGGGGTGACTACTGATGGACCCCCTGGGCGGGCAGCGGCTCGCGATCGTGTGGGATGTCCCGGTGCTCGACGGGCAGGGCGACCCTATCTTGGACGAGTACCGCAAGCCGCAAGTCACCGAACGCGTTGTGTGGGTCGATAACTGCCTGTTCGAGGTGCAGTCGACGGCCGAGGACAACCAGGGGATCACCACCACAACCACTGAGCAATCGTGGGCGTTCCTGCCGGTCATCGATGGTCATATCCCCGCTGTTGACGGCACCGGTGCCGCCGCGCCCGTCGCGGTCGCCGACATCGGATCGGCGCACCGGATTCGCCACCTGGACCGCGATCACAGCATGGTCGGCGACGCGGTGCTCGAATTCGACCTCGACGGCCGCGAAGATCATGTGTTCTGTATCTGCCAGCGCAGGGTCGGCTGATGGCCGCAGATCGCAGACCCAACCCGCTGGTCGCGTTGGGTGTGCGGCAGTCCGAGATCGACAAGGCGATTCACACCTCGGCGCAAGCCAAGGCTGAGAAGGCGCGCGTCGGCAAGGAGATGGCCGCACACGCCAAGTCCATCTCGCCGGTCGATCACGGCGACTACGGCGCGGCGTGGAAAGTGCAGCAGGGCAAGGGCCGTGACGATGACACCAAGGTCATCAACGACAACTTCAAAGCCCACTGGATCGAGGACGGCACCGGGGGCACCAGCCCGACACCGGAGTTCGCCGTCGCGGCCCGCACCGCCATCGCGTTCGGCGGCACCGCCGCCGATGTCATCAACAGGCCCGACTGATGACTGCCGCGCTGCATGAGCAGATGCCCCCCAACGCGATCGTGATGATGCTCGCCCACCTCGCACCGCTGGGCTCCTGCGATATCGAACGCAAGCCCGACGATCCGCTGCCGTTCCGCCAGGTCAACATGATTGACGGCACCTACGACGCGAGCCTGTTCTACTGCACCGCTGTTCTGTCGATCCACACCTTCGGCAAGACGATCACCGAGGCGCAGCGTGAGGGCATCAAGACCGATCGGCGGATCATGCTGCTCGGCAAAGACATCGTGGATGTGCCCATGCCCGACGGCACGCTCGCCAACGTCGACTACATCGACTTTCAGCAGCTCTCCACGCTGCGCGAATACAAGGCCGACAACGCCTTTCGCCTCAAGGCGATCTGCGAACTCGGCTTGTCCTTCATCTAAACGTCGCGGTCCCTCGATCGCGTCGCGGCGCTGTGCCGCACCAAATCGCCGGAATCTGTTCCCCTTTCCGGTTCCTCACCCATGAAAGGAGCGTCACATGACGCAACCCACCACCGGCGTTGACTGGAGCGACGGCGGATTCAACGACGTTGATAACCGGTTCGCCATTCGTGGCCCACTGGTGGCCGTGCTGATCCGCGACTACCGCGGCGCCGCGACCGATATCAGCCCGCACGTGTTCAACCCGCTCACCGGGGACGGCAAGCTACGCCCGGATCTGTTCGCGCAGCGCAAGATCGGCGGCGAATGGCGCACCAACCCCGAGGCCAACCAGGGCTGGCTGTTCATGGGTGCCAACACCAAGACCGGTGGCCCCGAGCGCGAACCGAACGTCGATGTCAGTCCGCTGGAGATCTTGCAGTCGAATTACCCGATCGAGAACGACATCACCAAGATCGGCAAGACGGTGAAGTTTACTCCGATCGAATCGCTCAAGCCGTTGGTCAAGCGAGTGCGCAACAACCTGCCGCTACAGGACGAGGACGGCAACCTGCTGGTCGAGGACGCCGGTCAGAAGGACTTTTTCGTCGGCACCCCGCTGGAGGCCGATTTCGTTCCCCGCCAGCTGCTTTTGGTGCGCGCACGGTCCCGGGCCGGCGGCAAGCTGTACACCGTCGAGCCCATCCCGCTGTGCAAGCTGACCAAGATCGGCGCGGCCAAGATGGACAAGGAAGACGCCGACGCCGCCGAGTTGGAGTTTTCGCTCGAACCTGACCCGTTCTTCCTGATCCCCGATCCGCGCAACCCGGGCATCCTGATTCCCGGCCTGGATGGCGAATGGGTCGGCGGCAAGGGCTGGACCACGATTCAGGGCTCCCCCAAGGTGTCGAACACCCCGCCGACGGTCACCCCCGGTGCCGCCGGTAAGGCCGCGATCGTGTTCGCCGACCCCACGGGCGCCGGTGATCCGTTCACCTTCGCCGTCGAAAGCACCGTCGATGACGGGACCACCTGGCTGCCCGCAGAGCTCGATGGGCCCGCGGTCTCATCGGGTGGCAACACCACGGTCAAGGTCAAGGGCGTGGCAGCCGGTGCAACCAAGTTCCGCGTAAAGGTGACCGGCACCAACGGCGCCTCGGTCTACACCCCGAAGTCCGCCGCCGCGACCATCGCCTGATGAACCCTCACCTGGCGGGCGTCGGGCTGCGCCCGCCAGGTGAGCCCCACCGCCATTGCAGCCCGAAACCCCAAGCCCACCAGCCCGAAAGGAACAACCATGAGCACCGAAGACACCAAGGACGTTCTACACCCCGTCGACCCCAGAAAGGCACGCGAGCAGGCCGCCGATCACCTCGGATTCATGGCAGGTGTGCCCTTTGATCTCGGCGACGGCGAGATGTGGGAACTTCCCAACCCGGCGTTTCTCGATACCGAGCAGCGCAAGCGGTACCGCGACTACCAGCGGGACATGAAAGCCCTCGACAAGGAAACGGTCGATCATCCTTTCATCGACGGCAAGACCATCGAGCAGAACGTCTATCCGTATCTCAAGGACGGCAAGGATTACGACCCCGACGAGCAGCTGTGCATCGCACTCATGGGTAGCAGGGACATCTACGACAAGTTCCTCGCCGCGGGCGGTGTTCCCGGCCAGATCGATACGCACTGGAAGGTGATGCAACGCCAGCTGGAGGAGCGGACAAAGATCGACTCCAAAAGTAATTGAGGCAGTAGCGCTGTGGTGCCGTTGGCCCAATGCGATCGAGGCTGATCTTCGTTTTCGCGGTGTGCGCATCGCTGATTGGCACCAGGGCACCCGCGATGAGCGCGGCGCCCTGGTGCTTTCCAGCCGCCAACTACTGTCGCTGATCCACCAGCTGCCCGAAGACTCAGAGTTCAAAACCCATGCGCCGCCGCCGTTTGGGCGTGACGGCGACTGGACGGTCATGCAGAAGATTGCCGCCGAGACACACAACGAGCTCGCGGCATACCGGGCCAGCAAGTACGCGGGCACCCCGCACGAGTACATGTACACCAAGTACTCATCGCCGCTGGATTCTCGCAGACAGCACGAACTTGACTCCGCGGAAAACGAATTCATCGAGTCGGCGCGAGAAGAGTTGCTAGATGACGTGTTTGGCGACCAATGATCAGGAGGTGAACCATGTCCGTGCAGATACCCATCGGTGCCGCCGCTGATCATCGGTCGTGGAAGCGGGTCGCCGATGACGCCACCCGCACGTTCGGCAACGCGGGTAAGGATGCCGGCCGCGATTTCGCCAACGCGCTGGCGGGTAGCTCCAAGGATGTCGAGAAGTCCCTTAAGCGCATGGGCGACAGGGCTTCTGATGCCTACGACAAGGCAGCATCGGCCGTCGGGAAACTCAAGTCCGAGGAATCCGAACTACAGCGGCTACGCGACCGCGACGCCGACGGCGCACGAATCATCCGCCAGACCGAGAAAGTCAACGACGCGCGGCGCGCCGAGGCTCGTGCTGTCCGGGACGCAACGCGGGCATACCGCGAGTATCAAGAAGCTGCCGACGAGGCGAGCCGACGCAACAACACCAACCTTATTGACGGCATGCGCGCCCAGGCTGGCCAGGCCGCCCAGCTCGGCCGCGACATGGGCAATGGGTTCTCCGGCGGATTCACCCACGGGGTGAGCAGCGCGGCCTCGATCGCCCGACTCGGCACCGCTGGCGGGCCAATCGGCGCGGCCCTGTTGGGCTTGACCGCCGTAGGCATTCTTGTCGGAAGTCGGCTCTCCAACGCCATTGCCGAAGGCATGGCCACCACGGCCACCACCAAGTTGTTCCAGGGCCGCATGGGTCTGGATGACACCTCGATGAGCAACTACGCCAAGGCCGCCGGTCAGTCCTACGCCAACAACTTCGGCGCCTCCGTAGCGGACAACCTCAGCGTCGCTCAAGCGGCCTTGCGCAACAACCTGATCAAGCCCAACTCCCCCGATGACGAAATTCAGTACACGATTCAGCAGCTCCAAGGTGTGGCGCAGGTCGTCGAGAAGACCCCGCAAGAGCTCGCGCATTCCGCGACCCAACTCATGCGCACCGGCCTTGCCAATAGCGTCACCGAAGCACTCGACATCATCACCGCGGGCTCACAGAAGGGCCTGGACGTAACCGGCGACTGGCTCGACTCTATCGGCGAGTACTCCACGCAATTCCGCAAGCTCGGCCTGACCGGCAGCGAGACAATGACGCTGCTCAAGCAAGGCATCGAGGGTGGTGCCCGCGACACCGACAAGGTGGCCGACTCCCTCAAGGAATTCAGCATCCGCGCGGTCGACGGCAGCAAGTCGACCAAGGAAGGTTTCGAGGCGCTGGGGTTCAACGCCGACGAGATGGGACGGCGCTTCTCCGCAGGCGGCGAGCAAGCACACCAAGCGTTTGCAGCGGTGCTCACCGGGCTACGCAATCTTGATGACCCGGTTCAGCAAGCCCTTGTGTGGCAACGCCTTTTCGGCACGCAGTGGGAGGACATGGGCGATGCTGTCAACAAACTCGACCTCGACCCGGCTAAAAACCAGTTCAAGGATCTGCAAGACACCTCGCAGCGATCGACTAAGACCGCGACGGAGACGTTCAAGTCCGAATGGGAAAGCGCAACCAAGACGGTCGATCAGTGGTTCACCGACCTAAAGACCAGTATCTCGGATTGGTTTGTGGATCTGCCTGTCATCAGGGACATCCCGACGATGATCAAGGATCTGTTCAGTTCCTCACCGCCACCGCCGCAATACGCCGCACCACTCGGCGGCACACATCCCGGTACCGACATCCTGGCCAACACCCTTCCCGGTGCGCCGGGCGCGGGCTCAACCGTCCTGCCTCCGGCGCCCGGCGACAACTCAGCACGGACACTGCTCGGCAGCGCGCTCGCCCCCGGGACCGCCCTGCCCCCGCCGGATGCCCAGCGCGGCAATGCTGTCGATAACGGTCCGCAGGCGGGCGACAGGAAGCCGATCGCGCCGGCCGGGGACGACGACAAGACCAAGGCCCCGATCGATCCGAGTCTTTGGTCGGTGGAGTCAAAGCCCGTCGCCATGCCGCCAGGATTGGCCACGGCGCCCACCGCAGCGCCCGGGATGCTGGTCTCATCTCCCAAGGGCGGACCCGGGCTCGGTCGCTACGAGGTCGACCCCATGCGGGTGTATGACGCTGAGTCATCGGCGATCCGGGCCAAGAACTCTCTGGAGCAAGACCGCATTGCGTTGATCCGGCTGGAGCAGCAGGGCAACGCCGATCAGGACGCACTACTGCGAGCGCGCAATCAGGTTGCCGACGCCGAACGCTCATACGTCTCGGCGCAGATGAAACTGGCCGAGGCGCAGCAAGGTACGTGGAAGAAACTGGAGAGCTCTACGCAGGGACTGGCCGACGGCATGGGCCAGATCGGCGCGGCACTGGACAAGGATTTCGGGATCTCCAAGGGCCTGCCGGGGCTGGCCGAGAATCTGACCAAGTTCCTGGCCAATATGGCGGCGGCCCCGATCCTTGGCCAGCTCGGCGCGGTCAGCCAACTCAACCCATCCAAGGGCGGATACGGCGCCCTGGGCATCCTGGCCGCCCAGGGTGCGTTTGGGCCGCAGTACACAGGTGTTGCCCAGGACGTTGCCATGGCGGGCATCGGGCCGATGGCGCTGCAACAGGGTGTAAATCCCAACCTCGCCGCAATGTACGCATTGGCCGCGCGTGGCGGAAAGTACGCTCCGGCATCTGATCTGCAGAACGGGCTGGCCGACTGCTCGGGTGCCGTCTCGGATTTGGTGGAGGTGCTGCGCGACGGGAAGTCCTCACCGGCACGGCTGTTCGATACCACTGCGTTCGCCACCGATGCCAGCGCCGCCAAGCTCGGTTTCCTGCCCGGCTACCAGCCGGGTGCCTTCAATGTCGGTGTGAATCCCCTGCCGGGGCAGCAGGGCCACATGGCCGCGACGCTGCCCAACGGCATGAATTTCGAATCTGGTGGAGGACACGGCCCCATGCTGGGAGGCTCGGCGGCCGGTGCCCTCGACAAGCAGTTCCCCAAGCAGTACTACATGCCCCTTGGTTCGGGCACGTCGAGCGCACCATCGCCGCAGCCGATCGGGCCCACGGTCGATTATCGGGCGCTCTACCCCAAGACGGCCGGTCCTGGCGTAGCGGTCACCGGTGATCCGTCCCTGGGCGGTACCGATCCAGTGATGAGCGATCCGACGTTGACCAATCCTGCTCTGACAGCGGGTATTCCGGCCGCTGGCGGCGGGTGGGGTGGGGCTACCGGGCCTGCGCAGGCGTGGAGCCCGTCATCGACGCGCATTGGTGGTGTGGAACCGGCGACTGGTTCGGGTGCGGGCGGGGTCGGTATCACTCCCGGCGGCACCATCGATACCGCGATCGGGATGGCCGCCTCGGCGGCCGACATCTTCGCTCCGGGTGCCGGGCAGGCGGCGCAGACCGGGATCAAGCTTGCCAACAGGGCGATTCAGTTTGGTGCGCAGGCTGCAGGTATCGGGGTGCAGGGCTTGATGGATACGGTGCTGCCGACCGCGGGTTCGGAGCTGGCCAACAAGAGTTGGCTGACCAAGATCCTCGGTGGTGTCGCTGGTGCTGCCCCGGCGATCCCGAATGTGGCCGGCAAGGCGACCGCGCCACCGAACCCGAATCAGGGCGACCCGAACGCCCAAGGTGGCCCAGTCAAGGCGGGCGACACCAATATCCACGTCACCAACAACCGCGCCACTGAGGACGGCACCGGCCGCGATATCGCGTTTCATCAGCAGGCCCGCAATTCCGGGCCGGGGATGTGACCGTGACGATCCGCTATCCGGCCAACCCTGTCACACCCCATGGCTGGTATCACCTCGTCAACGGCGAAAAGCCCATGATGCGCCTGACCGCCTTTGACGGGTCGGTCGAGATGTTCATGATCGGCGGGTACGCGATTCCCGACCCGTACACGGCGCCGGAAGCGGTGCATTTGATCGACCTCGAAGGCCTCATCGCGCCGTGGAAGCACATCACCCAGAAGGGTGCGACCGAGGATGGCGTTCATCATATCGACGCGTTTTTGGATCCGGTCGAGGTCAAGCTCACGGTCAAGTGCCGGGGCCGCAACGCCGCGCGCACGCGCCGGGTCTATCGGCATCTGATCGATTCGCTGGATGCCATCAAGTGTTCCCGGCTGGACTTTTTCGATCACGATGCCGGGTACTGGTGGGCCGACGTGCGCTGGTTCCAAGGCGGGCAACCCGATCCGGTTTCGGCTATGCGCAAGGGCACCTCGCAGAAAGCCACGTTGCGGCTGCAGGCCGATACCGGCACGTGGAAGTCGTTCGACCATGCGGACTCGTTCGCGTTCACCTACGACGCGATGACCGACACTTTCGCGGTCGATCATCGTCAAACCAAGGATCTCGGCGCGGTTCCGCAGCGCTACAGCGGCCCCGGCGGCGGGTTCTGCACCTCCTACAACGACCAAATGCGTTGGTGGGACGACCCCGAGCACGGGGTTGGCACCCAGTGGCGCCGGGTCATCAACGGGCCCTGGCCCGATTTCGACACCGATACCGATAACCAGGTCGTCTCCCAGGTGCACGGGGGATTTCAGGAGTGGTCGGTGCCCGACTCGGGCCGAAACATCCTGGGCGGGCGCATGAACCGCAATCCTGACGGCAGCTGGGCGGGCGACGGGGTGTTCGTCGAGTACGGCGCCGGATACCTGCGCCTGTACTACACGGTGAACTTCGTTGAGACCACCTTGCGCAGCTGGCCGCTGGCCATCCCCATCGGCCCGCTGCCGGGCGAGAAGTTCACGCTGGTGTGCGGCACCGAGGATCACCCGCGCACGTTCCGCGTGCTGCGCAACGACATGGAGATCTTGTCGGTCACCGAAGCCGGAACGGGCTCGCCTCTGGGCGTGGACCATCGCGGCGTCGGCAACGGCATGTTCGCCGCCGGTGCGGTGATCAGCCAGGCAACGCCGTCCTCTATCCGCAAGCTGTCCGCGGGCGATAACGCTGCCGTGGCGCAAACCGGGTTCCTCAAGCGCATCAACATCGGTGATCAGGACATGTACGACGACTACGTGCTGTTCGGGCCGTTCACCAAGGTCAAGATCTACGACGGGCCCGGCTCGGATGAATATGTCGAATTCGGGCCGCTACTGCCCAATCAGGTGGTGTTTTTGCGCACTGATCCGCGTGTGCACACCACCTTGGTGCAAGACCTGACCTCAGTGCCGCCCTCACCGCAGGAACTCGATGTGTTCCAGGAGGCGGTCGAGAAGTTCATGAGCTTTGCGGGCATGAACGGTACGGCGTTCGCCGATCAGCTCAAATCCCAGTTCGGCATCACCCCGCCGCAGGGCCCGCTGTACAAGTACCTCAAGGGCCGCTTCTCCAAGAACGCGGCGATACCACCGAAATCACCCGGCAATCCCGCGCAGCCGTATTTCGTGAAGGTCTCGATCGAGGGCGGCAACGCCGACTCCAAGATCATCGCCTCGGGCACGCCGCGACGGAGATACCCGCTCTAATGCGTATCGCGTTGCGCCCCTGCGATCCAGGGGCCACCTCATGATGCCCATATCCGATGAGCAGCGCTGGGAGGCGGCCAAGCGCTCGGGCGATATCGCGCGGATCGCCGCCACCGCCCGCGCCCTGACCGAGAAAAACTCGAAGGTCGACACCAGCTATCGGTTCACCGTCTGCGACAAGATGTGGACCCCGATGGCCTCGGTGGGCTCGGATCTGATGGAGGGTTCGGGCGCCCGGCCGCGCAACGACTGCCCCACCGGAAAGCTGATGCTCAAGGGCAGCTCACCGCTGATCCAGATGTTCATGGACTGCCGCAACACCCTGGTCGGGGTCGAGATGGAGACCGCCGGCAGCCGCCAGAACTTCTACACCAAGGTGCACCGCTACCGCTACGAAAAGGGCGCGTGGACAGGCAATGTCGAGATGCGCGGCATTTGGGACATCCTGAACTACTACGTGATCTGGCCGACGTGGTGGCTTCCCCTTGCCGCCCAGCCTATTTCGCACGCGATGTTCATCTGGGCGCTGCAGACCTGCGTGGAGAACATGGTCGCCGAGTGCGCGTTGCGCATTCAGTCCGGGTGGCTGGAGTTCGTCAACAACGGCCTGTCGCTCAACGGCGACATCCGGGCATGGATGGGCACGATCCTGCAGGCCCTCAAACGTGACGGGCTCTCGGTGCAGACCTTCGGCAAGATGCTGCGCACCCCCACCTATGTGCAGCGCACCAACCCGTTCCTGGACACATCGCCTATGTGCGCCAAGACCGTTCGCATGGAAACCTGTGGAACGGTCATCAAGGATGTCACCCGCGCCTACGGTGTGGATACCCGCATGGACCTGTGGCGCCCCGGTGACCCGCAACCGGACAAGTGGGCCAACCTCGATTCGCCCACCTACGTGTTTTCCACCCGGGACCGCCAGCAAATCTCGGGACCCACCAAAACCGTTGCTGATTCGGTGATCAAGACCGTCATCGACCTCGGCGGATCACTCGGTGACATCTTCAAGCCAGTCATTCAGCAGGTACCCGGTATGAGCGGGGTGTTCTACGCCCCCAAGCTCGGTGTCGATTTCGAGCAGCCCTACGCCTACGTCGTGGCCCCCGAAGAAGGCGAGGACTCCAACATCATCAGCTGCGAAATCGCCGACCACACCCCCGAAGGCTGGCAACACATCATCGGCGGCCGTTCTCCAAAGTGGTTGAACGATCTTATGAATGCCACCTTCGCGTGGTTGATCGATTCGTTGATGATCGTGGTCGGGTTCTCCGGCATCCCCTCGGATCTGCTCTCGGGATTCCTGAACAACAGCTTCCTGGCGTTCCAGATGGTCCAGGTGTACCAGGTCCGCGACGAGGTAGGCCCCTTTCATCCGGCCATCGAGCGGTTCTACCCGACCGCCAGCGCCCCCTACAACATCGAAACCATGTTCGCGTTCATCAACGCGATTTTCGATGCCCAAGGCGCTACCACGGCGCAGGTCACTTTCCGCAACGGTGACCAATATGCCTTGGGCCGAGACATTTTCGAAGGCGGCTTGATGTCGCTGGTGTATCACCGCCGAACCAAGATGATCACCGACTACATCGAGAACACCATGTGGCGCATCACCCCCACCGAGCAGACCACCCTGGTGCAGCTCGGTGACGGCCGCCGCGACGAGGCCCCCTTGGGCAGGATTCAACGCTTCATCACTGGCGCATTCGAAGCCATCAACGTCATCACACTGGCCCCCCAGTCCTAACCGGAGGTAACCCACATGGCTTGGCCTATCGTCGATTTCAACGGCGCACGCTACTACCAGGCCCAGGGCTACACCCTGGTCCCGGTCGACGGCACCGGGGTCGCGCACGTGCTGCTGCGCGAAGACGGCGGAATCATGGGAGGAGTGTCCGGGGTCGAGCAGGGCCCACCCGGCAAGCACGCCGAGTTCGACGAGAAGATCGACCTGACACCACTGGCCCCCGAAGACACGACACCCGATTCAGCATTTTTCGAACCCATCACTCCCCCAACCGATACCACGCCCGGCAAGTGGAAAATGCACCTGGCGCTACACACCGGCAAGACCGGTAAAGACGGCGCGACCCGCTGGAATCCGCTGGACCTGTCGACCAATCCCAAAGCGGGGTGGATTCCGGCCGTCAAAACCGACCTACTCGGTTTTGAGCTTGTGCCGCAAAAGGTTGCCGAGGTGTTCTACCCGGGCGAAATCAAGAACATCGGTACGGGCAACGCGAACGGGACCATGGCCGCGATCGACATCCCTGCCCGCCCGTGGCCTCGGCGCATCCGCGCACAAGGCCAAACGGTCGTTACCGGCGAAGCGGCCGACGTGCGCGTGAATCTGCTGGCCCGGCTCAACGGCGAGGCCAACGGCAACATCGTGGGCCGCTGCGTGGGCATCGCCCAGACTGATCGGCTGGCGTTCTCACCGGGCAAGCCCATCGGCCCCGGCAGCACCACCGACGACTACGACACCATTCCCGCTGGCACCTCGGCCACCGTACACATCCGGTGCGAGCGCCAAACCGGCACATCGACGTACACCGCCACCGCCGCGATGTCGCACTTCAACATCGAGGCCTGGCCGCTGTGACCGACAACCAACCCGAGATCCCCGATTGGGCAAGAGATGTCCCCTCGGCCCCGGTGCACCGCGAGCAAGGCGGCGGCCTCACACGGCCTTTCACGCCCCAACAGCTGCAGGAGTTCGGCAAAGGGTTCGTCGAACAGTTCATCGCCCGCGTGGTCCTCGCGGTGGTGGGCACACTCATTCCGGGCGTCAGTTCGTTTGACCAACTGCGTAATTGGGCTGAAAACCTGCCGGTGGTCGGCGACATCATCCGCATTATCAACGGACTGTTCAGCGGAATATTCGGCGGGATCGACTTCAACAACCCGCCCACCCCCGAACAGATCTGGCAGAACGTCGTCAACACACTGATCAAGCCGCTGAATGCCTTCGCCGAACTCATCGGCGGACTCATACCGTCATGGCACATTCCCGGCCTGGATGCCTCCAAGATCATCAGCGGCAAGATCACCCAAACGTTCCTGAGCATCACCAACATCGCGGCCAACATCATCTCCGGCGTGCTCTCCGGCGGCAACATTCCGCCGCTGGACGCATCGAAGGTCCAGACCGGCAAGCTCGGCAAAGACGTGATCCCGAATCTGACCAAGGACATGTCCACGGACCTACAGGCCGTGATCGATGCCGGGATCAATGCGGTACGGGACACCCCCAACGCCGTCGGTCAAACCATCGAGGGTTGGGCCGAGGCGCTGGCCTCGATCCCGACCCAGCTGTTCAATCAGTTCGGCGGCAACAATGTTCCCCGGGCATCCCAGGAGCAGGCCAACGCGGCGATGGCCGCGCTGGTCAACACGGTCAATTCCCAAGGCGCGGCGATCAATGCGCTGCAAAACATCCTCTCCGATGTCGGCGGATTCAGTGCCTCGATCACGTTCCGGCCCGCCGAAACCACCGTATTCACCGGTCCGGGCACCGCGCCGTGGACACCCCCGGCATGGGCGGCAGGCGGGTACGGCGAGTATGTGATCGCCCCGGCCGCCGGTGGCGGCGGTGCCGGTGAAGGCGGCACGGGCGCCAGCGGCGCGGGCGGTTACCCCGGAGGGTGGGCCACCGGCACTTTCCCGTTGGAGGCGGGCGCCTATTCGATCTTCGCCGGGGGCGGCGGTCTGGGCGGGCAAGACGAGGGCCTGGGCTTCGGCGATAACGGCAGCCCCGGTGATACCTCAACGATCACCAGCCCCACCGGTACACCGGTGGCCACCGCGGCGGGCGGCGCAGGCGGTGAGGGAGCGCGGCGCGGCGGCAGCGGGCAGAACGGTAAAACCATCAATCCCCAAACCTTGTCGGCGTTCGGGGAGGCCTTCACCGCCGGATCCGGGGGCACCGGCAACGCAGGCACCGGTGGCGTGGCCGGTGGCGGTGCGGGCGGTAACGGCGGCCTGTTCGGCAACTACACCAAGGGCGGCACCGGCGGCCCGGCCAAGATCTGGATGCGCGCCCGCGCACCAATCCCGCCGCAGTTCACCGCCATGGGCACCCTGATCTTGCCGACGTTCAAACTCAACACCGGGGTCGCCCAAACCGATTCGATGACCGCGGCCGGGCAGTGGCGCACCATCGCGCCCAGCGGGGCGGCCGGCGGCTACATGCTGATCATCCGCGCCAACGCATCGTTCACCGATTACGTCTATCTGCGGATCTGGGATGTCTCCGGTGTCACCCACTACGAGCTGGGCCGCGTGGCTTCCGGGGTCAAGTCCGCGTGGAAAACCGGCACGGTCGGGGCCGCGATCCCGTTCAACGCCTTCACCCTGACCTCCGATGCCGCCCGCACCTTCACCGTCGGGGTCAACGGCACCGCATTCGACTCCTACAACGACTCCGGTGCCACCTCCCTGATGGGCGCGGCCTACCGCAGCGGCGGCTGGGCATCCTCGGACCCGGCGCTGCCCGGCTCGATGTCACAGTTCGCGTTCCTGGACACCGGAACCCCCGCCCGCATCGTCTCGGGCACCGTCGCGACCGCACAAGGCACCAACAGCACCGCCTACGTGGACCTGACCACCCCCGGGCCCTCGGTCACCCTGAACGTGCCCGCCAGCGGCGAAGTCACCATCGATGTGTCGGCCGCGTACTCCTCCGGCGGGGCCGCCGCACAAACCGGATACATGGGCTGTGCGCTCTCGGGCGCCAACACCCGCGCCGCAACAGACGCCACCGCCGCCTACGGGCGCACCGTCACCGCAGGCCTTTACGGCACCCTGGCCCGCCGCATCCACCTGACCGGCCTCACCCCAGGCACCACCACGTTCAAAGCCGTCTACAAAACCAGCACCAGCACCGCAACCTTCTCCGACCGCCACATCATCGTCGAACCCAAACCCTAAAGACCGCACCGCGAAAGGCACAGAGAAATCATGGGATTCACCAACGCGACACCGCTGAAACAGACCACCTACCAGGCCATGTACTTCGACGGCACACCACAAAGCGCCGCACAAACCCTGACGATGATCGACTCGCTGCTGACCGCACGCAAGCTGCACTACGGCATCATCCACGGTTCCCAAGAAGTAGAAAACCCCACCGCCTGGCGTATCCAGCTGATGCGCCGCGACGGATCAGCCGAACTCATCGCGCTCGCCGACCGCTGGATCGTCGTCTCATCGACCGGCCAAATCCGCGTACTCACCCCCGCCGACTACCGCGCCGAATTCGCCACCGAAACCACCACCACAGAAGGGAATTGACCCGTGAACCTGCCCGAAGTCAAACAATGCACCGACCCCGCATCACACCTCTTTGGCGCCGTGGCCGTCCAATCGGGCGAAAACCGCTGGGGCGTCATGCACCCGGCCCACGGCGGGCACTGGGCCACCGACACCGAAGTCGCCGACTGGACCCCACGCGATGCCTAACCAGCTGCTCAAGTACTCGGCCTTCTACGGCGCACTTGCCGCCATCTCATTCCGGCTGGGCTGGTGGGCATCCGACCGGCTGTCGTCCTACGCCCAAGAGATCGACCCCCGCATCGAAAGGAAGTACACCCGATGAGTTTCCGCACCGCATACGGCAATACGGTGTCCGAGAACGGTTGGCGTATGTGCAACCGGGACGAATGCGACATCGTGCGCATCGACGAGCTGTACCTCGTGGACACCGCACCGCTGCGCAAGGGCGCCCCGCTGACCATCCTGGGCGCCTGGCTGCACTGGTATGACCGCAACGTCGAAGAGATCACCTCGCCCGTGTGGGGCTGGTCGGCCACCAACGACGTTCCCGACAGTAATCACCTGGCAGGCACCGCCGTTGACGTGATGGCACCCAAGTACCCCTGGCAGCGCTACACCATGGACGCCGCCACACAGGCCAAGGTCCGCAAGGGCCTGGCCCTGTTCGAGGGCTCGGTGTTCTGGGGCCGCGACTGGTCGCGCCCCGACGAGATGCACTACCAGATGGCCTGGCCCGAGGGCGACAAACGCAATGACGCGTTCGCCGCCAAGCTGCGCGCCGGACACCTCGGCATCTACGCGCCCCCACAGCCCCCGGCGGTCGATCCTATTGCACTACACCAGAAATTCGTCCAAGAAGCTCCCGACCGCAAGCTACTGCAATACATCGCCGAACAACTCGGGCCAGGACATCCCGACTGGGCATCAAAAGGTATGACGCTGCGCGACAAGGTGTGGTCCAAGTGATCCGCATCGGAGACCGCAACGAAACGGTCCGGCAGTGGCGGGCCGTGATGAACGACTGGTTCGGACCGCTGTACACCCGCCTGTTGGGGCCGCTGCCCCGCGACACCGACGAGTTCGGGCCGCGCGCTGCCCTGTGGGCCGCCGAGTATCAGCGCCGCACCGGCCAGATCCCCACCGGGCAGGTGTCCGATGATGACCTACGCGCGCTGGGCATCACGCCCCCGACCCCGCCCGCCAATCGCCACCTGGGCCTAATGTTCCGGGGCACCGGAGGCATCATCGGCCAAGACTACGTATCTCGCGTCATGGCCGCCGTGGCCAACCTCGTTGAGGAAGTACACCCCGAATTCGCCGCAACCATGGGCGGCCTGCCGGTCGGCGCCGCGGGCAGTCCCGGTGACATCTCGATGGCCAAGGCCGTCGACATCGCCGTGGCCGACGCACAACGCATCTTCGCCGAGCGCTACCGCGCCAACCCCAACACCAGGGTTGTCATCGGCGGATACTCGGCCGGCGCGGTCGCAGGCGCCCGGTTCCGCGCGTGGCTGGCCGAGCACTACCCGGACAACTACCTGTGTTCATTCAGCTTTGGTGACCCCACCCGGCCCCACGGTGGCAGCTACTACGGCGGCCCAATCCTGGCGGGACAGGGTATTTCATCGTGGCGGTTCGGCGATGTCACCGACTACCGGCACTGCTGGCTCACCGACCCCTGCGACATGTACGGCAACATCCCTCTGGGCGTGGTCGGGGACATCATGGACGACTGTTTCGACATGGTGACCGCATTCCAGATCACCGACCCGCTCGGGGCCGCGGGCGCCATCCTGCCCAAGATTCCCGAAATCGCCGCCAAGGCCTTGGGTATCGAGCTGCCCGCAGTGTTCGGCGCCCTCTCTGGCGGCCCCAACGGTATCGCAGCGCTCGGCCTGCCCATGGTCCTCGGCGGTCTACAGGGACTACTCGGCTGGGGCGATATCAACAAGCTCACCGGGCCCGCGGCCGCAGCGCAGGCCGCCCTGATCGCGCTGCGATTCGTCACCACCACCCCACCGACCGCCGCGCACATTCAATACGAGTACCGCGAAGTCTGGCCCGGCCAAACCTATCTCGGCCTCGCCATCCAGCACGTCCGCGACTGGGCCAGCCGCACCCCCGCCATGGCCGCGTAGATCAGACAACTCAACGAGCCAGGTGGCGGCCCACCCGAGGAGCCATGTTGATGGGACAGGGCGTGGGCGGGCCGCCGGCACTGAGCCTATCTGCCGGGGCGCCTTGATGGCGAGGCCCGCCACCAAACGTCAGTGTCGGGCTGACATGTGGTGGCGGACCCCGTGTTCGGCGACAGCTTTCCCATCCATCACCGGAACCAGACCGATGGTACCGAGCCACGCCAGCGCCCGCAGCCCACGACCGTTACCGATTTAGCAAAGAAGGAGACCGCTATGCCCAATCCCGTACCGCAGAACGACACCACCCGCCTGATCGTCTATGCGGTCATGTTCCTGGCCGTGTTGGGCGGGACCGTCACCCTGGTCGCCCTCGGAAAGATGACGGCTGACGATGCACTGCAGTGGATCATCTCTGGCGCCGGCCTGATCGGCACCGGTATGCCGGGCCTCAAACTCGCCCAAGACATCCGCAGTAGCGGGTCGGCCCAGTGAACCCAGATCAAATCCAGGCAATCGGCGGCGCCATAGTCGCTATCCTCGGCGCCTGGCAAGCCCGCACCTCACGCAAAGTACGAGACCTAGAAGCACAACTAGCCATCGTCGTAGGCCAGCGCGACCAATACCGCACCAAACTGCGCGCAGCCGTCCGACACATCCGCGAATGGATGGGCTGGGCGCGACAACACAGGCCCGAAACTCCCACACCCGAACTACCAGCAGAGCTGGTCGACGAGGTGTAGAGAGCCCGCATTGATTGCAGCCCAACGAAATAGCGCCCCTCACCCCGACCTGGTGAGGGGCGCTATTCGTCGTTCTAGTGCACTAATCCAGCACGCGGGCCCGGCTTTGCGTTGTGCCGTTTCTGTCCACCACCGCATCGCAGGTGTAGGGACGCATCCCCGTGTAACCACCAAACGCGTTCTTGGCGTTGACATTGCCCGTCACCGTAAAGTAGATATCACCGCGGTCGGGCGAGTAGTCCAACTCGGGATCACGCCCACCTCCATGCGTCACGCCTTCGCGGGCCACCTCATCGGCGAACTTCGCACTCTCCGGGTCACGCATGCGCTTCAAGAGAGCAGACTGGCATGTCTCGATCGCGTACTTTTGCCTCACTTCAACGCTCACACCAACGTTTCCGGATTGGCCCGACAGCCCTATTGCGCACGCCGCCATGAACGCCAGCAGCCCGACAAATACCCCCAGACACACCCACAACGCTTTCGCCGGGGTGCCCAT